CCACTAATAGGTATAGGTCTTCTTAGGAGGCTTGTATGTGGCTAATAGAGGTTAACACGCGCCACCTTCACAGCAAGCTACTACTTTTTGTTTGTATGAGGGACAAGAGGGGTTGTTGCAGTATAAAAGAAAAAGAGCACCCGGTTGGAAGATGCTCTCGTTCTTTGTTTATATCTTATCACATTTATTTATATATACAAATTACAAAAGTAAAACTATTTATTACTTTCTGCGTTTGACTTTGTTTGACATTCGTTCTAATCTGTTTAATTACAAACAGTTCAAGATACTGGCTCTTAAAATATCTTGTACGACTAGAACAAAAGTAAGCGGTCTAGCCAGCCCGTATGTCGTCCGTTAAGGGACATTCCTCGGAGTATTTAAATTTTGTGTTGGGCGGGTCCGCACAGGGTTAGCTGTACCTACCATTAAAAAGTTTGGGTGGGGGCAATAAAAAAAATATTCAAAGTTGGGTGCTACTATAAAAAAATGACTTTAGATTATATACAAAATGGAATGAGATTTAAAGTTAATAGAAACCAAATAACTTACATCAAGAATAAAAAAATTATAGACACTTGGACACAGCCAAATCTAAATCCAAAAGCTCTTGAACGATATGTAATCGACAGAATGATTTCTTTAGCTTATCTCTACAAAGAGGAATTAATTCGACTATAATAAAACCTATGGTTTTAGATTTAAATGTTAAGATGATTATGTCGGCTCCACTAACCGATATCCTCCCATCACTGGCTATTCTTTCGGGGATAGCCTTATTCAAAAGGAGTCTAGGCACACCATGAGTAAAATAAGTTGGGACCCGGAAAACGAAACTTTTCAAGAGTTTAAACAGAGGCGTAGTGCTTCTTCGGGGGTATCCGGAATGGGGCAGAAAAAACGAGAAGGCACCGGCAAAAAAAATCTATCTGAGCTTCGGGAGAAAGCTTTACAGAGAGCAAACAATGTTTGTGAATGGCCGAGTTGCAATTCTAAAAAATGGCTAGAGATGGCGCACTTAAAAGCAAAGGGTATGGGTGGAGCAAACAGAGATATATCTGACGACCCTATGAATGTATGTATGTTGTGTAAACATCATCATGACATCTTTGATGGTAGACAACAAGTTGGTTCCCAACGCGAGTATACTGAACTCTTAAAGGGATTTCTTGTGTTACAGTGGAGAGTGAAATGAGTGATGTGTACAGTGAACTTAAAGAGTTCAATCCGAAAGCAATGATAATTGACGACTTTGAAGAAGCATACCTTGGTTACTCTTCAGACGGTAAAGCAATCTATGATTTTTATACAATGTTGGATTTAGTTATTGATGGTATCTACGAAGACGCAGAAGAAGAGATAACGGAAGACCAAGCTTATAGCGAGGCTTACTCACATCTTGACTATAATGTTATCAATGCCTATGTAGGTGAACACACTCCAATAATTATGTATAAAGAACTTCATGAATAACAAGTATGTTCCTAAACTTCCTGCTCTGCACGAGGGACAACTTAAAGTAGCAAAATCCGAAGCTCGTTGGAAAATTTTATGTGCAGGTAGACGATTTGGTAAAACACGACTTGGTGTTCAATTATGTTTAGATATAGCTTTGCGAGGTGGTCGTGCTTGGTGGGTTGCTCCTACATTCTCAATTGCTAGAGTTGGTTGGAGAGATATAGCTGCCTCAGCAAAATCATTCCCCAAAGAAATAGAGCCAAAGGTATCACTAGCTAATATGCAAATTGATTTAGCTAACGGGGGTTCTATTGCAGTAAGGTCTGCTGACAATCCTCAAAGACTTCGTGGTGAGGGTCTTGATTTCTTAGTTATGGATGAGGCTGCTTTCGTTAAACCGGAGGTATGGCAAGAAGTTCTTAGACCTACTCTTACAGAAAGAAAAGGTTCAGCATTATTTATTAGCACGCCTATTGGAAGAAACAACTGGTTTTATGACTTGTGGGAAACAGCAGAGGAAGCAGACAACTGGGAGAGATTTAAATTTGCTACTACTGACAATCCTATGATTGACCCCGAAGAAGTTGAAGCGGCTAGAAAAGAAGTAGGCTCTATTGTTTTTGCTCAAGAGTATTTAGCTGAGTTTGTAGATGCCGGTCAAGGTATGCTTAGGCCAGAATGGCTTCACTATTTCTCTATGGTTCCAGATTCAGTAGGAAATATTAAATGTTTAGTCGAAGGTTCAGAATATTACTTATCTAACTTAGATAAATTTGGAATAGTTGACTTAGCAACAACAACAAATAAAGATTCTGATTTTACTGTAATTACATCATTTGCGAGAACTCCAGACAATAGATTACTTGTTATTGACATGACTAGAGCAAAATTAGAAGGTCCAGATATTATTCCGGCGATAAAACGCGCAATGGACAAAAATAAGCTAAAATATGTAGGTATAGAACGCCAAGGTTTTCAAACTACAATAATCCAGATGGCGCAACGAGCTGGTATTAAAGTTAAAAATCTTAAAACGGATAAAGACAAGATTACACGCGCACTTCCTTTATCTGCCCGTATGGAATCGGGAGATGTATTTTTGTTAAGAGATACGCATTGGCTTCCAGAAGTAGAAAGAGAAATAATGACTTTTCCTGCTGGAGCACACGATGATATCATTGACACATTATCTTATGGTGTTCAAATGTTACAAGAACAACGAGGCTGGAGCGCGTATTAATAATGGCTGAAAACAAGTCAAGATTTTCAAAAGCATTAGATTGGTTGAATGCACCAACTGATGCAAGAGTTCGTAGAGAACAAAAAGGTTTACTTGTAAACCAATCAGAGTATTCATATTTAAATCAAGCAGTTATGGGTTACAATACTCAGTCTGGTTACTTTGACCACAAAAAATTAGCAGAACTAGGAGATGGTACAGGAAACTCTGCTGTTATTGCATGTCTTAGTGTTTTAGCAACCTCATTCGCAGAACCTGGACTTTTAGTAGCAACAAGAAATGCTGAAGGTGATTATTCACAAGATATGAACCATCCAATGGCTAGATTGTTTAGAAAACCAAATCCTTACATGACACAACAGTTATTAGCTAACTATATTGTTACTTCTTTAAATGCAAACGGCGATGCTTTTATTTATAAAAATAGGAATCAAAGAGGACAAGTTGTAGAATTAGTTCCTTTAATGCCTCACTTAGTAGAAGCTAAAGGTAACGAAAACGAACTTATTACACATTTTGATTATCAACCACAAGGTGGTATGCAGGGTGAAGATTCTGTAAAGATAGAAAAAAAAGATATGATTCATTTACGCCAAGCTGTTGACCCAAACAACATGAGGCGAGGACTTGCTCCACTTAGAGGCGTTCTAAGAGAAATAGCAGGAGACGAAGCCGCAGGACAATACACTGCTGCTTTGTTGCACAATATGGCAGTACCCGGAGTAATTCTCTCTCCAAGAGATGACCAGATGGGTGGGCCAACAAGAGAAGAAGCCGAAGCTATTGCTGAAATGTATAAGCAAAAGTTTGGGGGTAAGAACAGAGGTGCTCCTATGGTCTTATCCGGTGCTATGAATGTAGAAATCGTTTCTTTCTCACCAGACCAAATGAAGTTGGCAGAATTAAGAAGAATACCAGAAGAAAGAGTTTCAGCGGTACTTGGCGTTCCAGCTATTCTCGCAGGACTCGGCGCTGGTCTTGATTCGGCAACTTACTCAAATACAAAAGAACTGAGAGAGTTCTTTACAGAGTCTAAACTAGTTCCAATGTGGAACATGGTTGCGCAAGATTTGACTCATCAATTGTTACGACCAGAGTTTGACAGTAGTGATAACGAATACGCAGAATTTGATATTTCTAATGTTAGAGCTTTAGCTGATGACAAAGACAATCTCTATAAACGCATGAACACTGCTGTACAAGGGGGTTGGGTAACAATTGGCGAAGCAAGAAAAGTTGTAGGATTAGAGGCAGATGATAGACATGATGTTTACTTAAGACCTTTAAATATGATTCAAGTTACAGAAGATGGTTCACCACTTCTTAATGATAACCCTACAGAAGAACCTGCTCCGGCAAATAACAATGATGACGAAGAAAGCAAGCTAACAAGTATTGACCTTCCGCCAGAAGTTGAAAGAGAAGATGTTCCAAAACTAACTCCAACTTACTTGAACGAAGAAAAATATATAGCAGAGATGCCTAATGGCTCATATTGTATTATAAGTCATGAAGACGGCGAAATAATTAAGTGCTTTGATTCAAGACAAGAAGCAGAAAATTTTCTTAATAATAAAAAAGAACCAGCTGCTTTGATGAAAGATACCTATACGACTATAGAAGAAGCTCAAGAAAGAGCAAAAGAACTAGGTTGTGAAGGAACACACTTTATTGAAGTAGATGGAGATAAATTCTATATGGCTTGTGCTACACACCAAGATTATTTAGATACAGTCCACAAACCTAAAAAAAATCAAGACATACAAGAACTTAAAGTATCTTTAGAAGAAGCAGAAACAATGTACGAAAAAGGTGATAAATTACACAGTCCAGAAGAAAAAGCTCCTAAAAAAATAACAAACTTTCCTAAGAGTGGAGATAACCAAAAAATAAGTTTGTCTAACTCACAACATAAACAATTCCCTAGTCACGCTTATGTTAAAGATTTAAAGGAAAACTGGCCAGAGATTTGGAGAAGAGCAGGTACCGGTGGTAATCCTCCTACTTCATTTACTGGTAATGATGCTTTTAATAGATGGACAGCTTACAAAGGCGGAGACAGAAGTGAATCAGTTCTTAACTGGGTTAAGAGAAGAGAACGCTTTATGAACCGTCATAAGAAAAATAACAGACTTAACGGCACTATTGCTGTAATGAAATGGGGCGGTGTAACAGCCGGTGGTGTTTCACAAATGAAGTCAGTTGTTAATGATTATAAAAAAGTTATTAGAGAGAGAAGAAAAAAATCTCTTCATATTGCAGAAGAATATTTAATGAAAGCTGTATCTGATAGAGTTAGAACAGCTCTTACAAATAAAGTAGAAGACCATAATAAAAGTAATCCAAAACATAGAGCAACATTAACAATGCTTATTGCAGTATTTAACAGAGGTGTTGGAGCTTACAGAACTAATCCTGGTTCAGTAAGGGGTAATGTTACATCAGCTGACCAGTGGGCAATGGCCAGAGTTAACGGGTTTATAAGAGCATTAAAAACAGGTAAGTTTAGAAGAAAACCTTACGACCAAGACTTACTACCAAGTTCACATCCATTGTCTTCTAAAAAATCTGGAACTAAAGCAGATTCAGTTGCAGTAGGTCAAGCAGTAAGTTGGTCAATCAACAAAGACCCAGACCCACCATCAATTGTTCACGGTATTGTTACATCAGTAAATGACGATGAAGCAACTGTTATGGTATGGGCTCGTTTAGAAAATGGTGACCATCAGAAGACTGATAGAAGCGTAAAGATAGCTATTTCAAAGCTCAAAATAATATCAGACTTTAGACAATAAAAAACTAAATCCCTAAAACATAGTATAAAATAGTTAAGACGCACATCTGAATATTCTATTGTACAATTTAAGATTGAAGGATGTATGGATAACGAATCTAAAAATATAGACATAGAGTTAAAAGATAACTCTGGTCAAGTCGAAGCAGTTTTCAGTTTGTTCAACTCCCTTGACAGCGATGGAGATGTTGTTGTACCGGGAGCTGTCAAATCTGGTTTTAAAAATAATCAAGTACCTATGGTTTGGTCTCACAAATGGGACATGCCTATTGGAAAAGGTACAATCGCACAAGATGATGATAAAGCAGTGTTTAAAGGTGAGTTCTTTATGGACACAGAGTCTGGCAAAGAAGCTTATAATCTTGTAAAAAACATGGGCGATATGCAACAATGGTCTTTTGGCTACAAAGTAAACGATTCTGAGTTTGCTAAAGCAAAAACACAAGATGGCGAAACAAACGCTAGATATCTTAAAGACCTTACAGTTTACGAAGTTTCTCCTGTTCTAGTTGGAGCTAATCAAGATACATATACTCTTGCTATAAAGTCAAACACAGAATTACTTAAAGAAATCACAAGCGAAAAAAACGGCGAAGAAGAGGTTGAAGTTTCTTCTAGCTGTGATTGCAACTGTGGTTCTAAAGGTTATGGAGATGACGAACAAGAAAAAAAATCATGTAAGTATCACGAAGGTGGTTCTTGTATGAAGATGGAAGAGGATAAAAAAGAAATGAAAAGTGAAGAAGATTTAGAGATTTCAGAAGGAAGCAAACCTTTCTCTGATGAAGTCAAAGATGTGCTTGCCGCATTGGATGACTTAGTCGCAAGAGCAAAAGCAATAGCCTTGCTCCGCGGCGAAGATGGTAGGAAATTAGGCGTTAAAGCCACTGAAGCACTTCGTGCAGTCGCAGACGACTTGCAAGATGCTTGGACCGAAGTAGATGAGTTCATCGGAACTATCGGAACTGAGGGTGCTTTAGAGTTAGAAGTAGAAGAAGAACTTGTGGAAGATGAGCCAGCTGAAACAGAAGAGGTAGCTGAGGCTTCAACTGATACTATTGATGTTGAAACAGAAGTCGAAGAAGTTACTGAGGAAGAAGCTTCAGTAGAGGAATCTGCTGAAGAAGAACCGGAAGATGAAGCTGCTGAAGAAGAAACTCCAGAAGATAACACTGATTCCTCTGACGAAGAATTTGACGCAGAGTGGGTGAGGGCTCAGCAGATTATCGCTGAATCCTTAGTCGAAGAAATAGAAGAAGTATAAGCAATATAGATAGGAATCTAAAAATGAGTAAAATTAACGAACTCATGGACCAAGTTGCTGCTAAAAGAACAGAACTTAAATCTGTCTTTGAAAATAACGAAGACGGCAAGTACACCTCTGAACAAAAAGAGGAAATTAAGTCAAGAAATGACGAACTTGCTGAACTCGTAGAAGACCTTTCAATTGAGAAGAAAAAAGCTTCCAATGAAAAAGCTCTTTCAGAAGATTCAAAGCCAGTATCTGAAATGCCACAACCTGGCGTATCAGCAGAAGTTAAATCTGTTGGCGAGCAATTTGTAGACACAGACGCATATAAAAATTATATGTCTAATGGTGTCAAGGGTGTTGACTCAAAAGTTGAGACAAAAACATCACTAACAACTACAGGATATCCACCGGAAGTCTTAAGACAACCAGGTATCTTGGAGACAGCTCTTAGAGACCCAAATGCTGTTATATCATTATTTGATGTAATAAACACAGACCAAAATGCTTTCTCATACCTTGAGGAAACAACCTTCACAAACAATGCAGCTGAAGCTGCTGAAGGTGCAGCAGTCGGTGAAGCAGCATTAGCGTTCACAGAGCAAACAGAAGCAATCCGTAAAATGGGTATTTTTATCCCAGTTACAGATGAATTATTAGCAGATGAATCTGGTATTCAAGGTTACTTGAATTCTAGACTACAAACAATGATTAGACTTCGTATGGACAACCAACTCCTTAGTGGAGATGGAACTGCTCCTAACTTAGAAGGAATCTTGGACGCTGGTAAATCATCAGTCGGTAGCACAGACTATAGCTCCTATGCAGGAACTTTAGGAAAAATTGGCGCTATCTACGGAGCAATTACCGACATTCGTGTCAACGCATTCACAGAACCAGATGCAATTATTATGCATCCTAATGACTGGAATGATGTTGTAACATCAGTCGGAGCAGACTTTGCAGGTACCTCTAGTGCTGGTTATGCAGAAAGTTCACCACTTTTTGTAGCAGCTGGTGGTATGGGCGCAGGTCCTTCAGCACAAATCTGGGGACTTAAAGTCGTTCCTACAACCGCAATTGCCGCAGGAACAGTTCTTGTTGGTAAATTCGGTGGTGGCGAAGCAGCTAATGTTGTTATGAGACAAGGTATGGAAATAGCCGTATCTGACTCACATAGCGATTTCTTTACAAAGAATCAATTAGCTATCAGAGCTACCATGAGAGTCGGTTTCCCTGTTTACAGAGAAGCAGCTTTCCACAAAATCACTAACTTCTAAAGTTAGCTAGATTTATACTTAAGAGCGGGTTAAACCCGCTCTTTTGTTTTTATGTAGTAAAATGATTAAATTATGTCAGAATATACAAAACCACAGAAAAGCATTTGGAAAATGAAAGATGGTTCCATTTGGGAAGGTCCTTTATCAGAACTTCCTAAATCCGGAGCTTCTCTTATTGCTAAAGCAGGTAAAGAATATCCGACAGCATGGCTCAATGAGCAAGGCTGGGGTAAAGTGGAGAAGAAAAAAGAATCAGCTCCTAAGAAAAAATCTGCCAAAAAAGCACCAGAAACCAAAGCTGTCAAACCAGAAGATACAGAAGACAAGTAAGGAGTCCTAAATGGCTCTTTGTAGCGCTAGTGATGTAGAGCAATTTCTTCAAATTGATTTAAACTCAACTGTTGAATCCTCAGTAACAAATACTTTCATACCTTATGTTGATGCTGCTATTAAGCGTTATTTAGGTCATGATATAGAACAAGCTACATACACAGAAACTTTTGACGGTAATGAACAACAAGATTTATTTCTTCGTCATATTCCTATTGCTTCTATAACATCTGTTACTGAAGATGGAAACACATTAGTTACAGGCAATGAAAAAGATTATGTTCATTACGATAACGGTAGATTAAGAAGAATAGTAGTTAGATGGTCTGGCATAAAACCCAAAAATATTTTAGTTACTTATGTTGGTGGATATCAATCAGCTGACATTCCAGAACAAATTAAATTTACTTCTGCTAAAGCTTCAGCAAGAATGGTTATGACAGCACTTCAAATTTCTGCAAAAGCAGATACTGGAGAAGTAGGCTCTCATTTAGCTGACAATACCTCTAGTTCAAGATTTGATGTTCCTATAACTGAAAGAATAGGAGACTATGATGTTGCTTACGGAGATGTGGTAATACAAAGTCTTACTCCCGTTCTAACACAAGCTGATATGGCTGTATTAAACCCTTTTAAAAGCAGATTCTTTGTATAATAGAGTATGGTACATAGAAAAGCTCCATCTTTGGAAGAGGCAAGGGAGCTCTTTTTAACAGACCCTAACAAAATGCTCCAAGAGTGGGCAGATGAATGGGGAGTTACACATGAAAGAGTTCGTCAATTAAGAATAGAATCTGGTGTACCTCAACGCGGTGCATACAATCAAGAAACTGCTGAGGCAATACTAGAAATAATTAAAACTGGTCGTGGTGGTTTAACTACACCAAGAACTTATGAAGAACAACCTATAGGTCTGGAAAGATTTAAAACTTGGATAGAGGAAGAAGAAGGTTTAGCCGAGCGTGTTTTAGAAGCACAAAAATTAGCTGCTAAAAGTTTAAAAGACCCCATTGAAAAAGAATGTAAATATTGTCGTGAATGGAAACCTGTAGAAGAATATAAAAAAAACCAAAGATATTTAGACGGTCTAACAAGATTTTGTATTGAATGTATAGACATACTAAAACAAAAAAAAGAACAGTTAGGTGATGAGAAAATGAAAATCTGTTTGTTTTGCAAACAAGATAAAAAATCTTCAGAGTTTTCTAAAAATCCTAATTCACCAGATGGATTTAAATTATTTTGTAAAGATTGTCACAAAACTTCTAAAAGAAAAAAAAGAAAAAAGAATAGGATAATTAACAAAAATGCCTAGATACGATTACAAGTGTTTGAAGTGTGAGAAACTATACGAGATACAACACAAAATTACTGAAGAGCCAGAAATTATTTGTCCTGTGTGCTCTTTTACCTGTTTTAGACAAATATCAAAAAATGTATTATTTGAAACATCCGGAGATTTAGAATGGTCTGGAGACCCTAGCAAAATGGGTAATGATATTAAAAGAAAATATTCCAAGCTTAAAAAAAGGAAGTACAAGTGGTAAAAGATGAAGGTAATCAAGAAGTACTGAGTGGTAAAAATAGATATTTTTTGCACTATAAAAATTATTCAATACTACAAGACCCTGTTAAAAAAAATAATTACTTAATAACACTGTATGTGCCAATCAGAGAGTTTGTATATAACAGACCAGGACTAAAACAAAGCTTACCTATTCATCCAAATTGTAATACTGTAGATATAAACGAAAAAAATAAAAGTAATGTTATTAAAAATATAAAACAAGAATTTGGACAAATAGGAACTTTTCACTTAGATTCACAAGGAATAAAAATAATTTGTAAAGATGTTGAAATATCAGACACAGGACAAAGAGTAGCTTTTAATATTACAAATTTAGCAAATGAGGGAATTGTTGATGGAGCTAATTTATACTTAGCTATAAATGAACTTACTACTGAAGAGATTTCTAAACACTCTTATGTAAAAGTAGAAATACATGTACTAGAAAATACAAATATAAGTGACAACATGACAGAATCTCTTGATAGCAAAATTTCTCTAGACAATAAAGTTAATTTAACCAAAAAAGAATTGTATTGGCTTGAAGAAATTGTTGAACAAACTGATTACAAAGACAAAATAGATTTAATAGATGTATTATGTTATATAAATCTTTTAAGAAATAACTACTATGACGCAGATGTTAGCAATCAACCAACAGACTCATATTGGAATAAGCAAAAGGTAAAAGAAGTATACAAAAAAAATCCTTCTAGCTTTGCTCAATTTGGACCTTTAGTTAAAGACATACTTTACTTGCATGATTATATTAATTTTAAGACACAAGAATTGTGGCCAAATAAAAGAGGGAGTTTAAATAGTTTAGGTCTTACAACTAAGTATAAACAAAAAGCTTATAGCTTAGAGATATTAGATAAAAAATTAGATTATAAATTACATGAAGCAGTTTTATGTGTACTACTTAATGGTTTTCGTTCTTTTGTTATATTTAACCCAGATAGAAGTGCAAGATGGTCTAAAGACTTTGATGAAATTCTTAAAATTTATGATACTGTAATTTTAGAAATTATAACAATAATAAAAGACTACAGTACTCAGTTAGGTCACAACCCACACTTATTAGGTAAGAATGCAATGTTATATAGCATTGTGTATAAAGAGTTTATGATGAGTGATTTACTAAACCAATTTTTATAAATTTCTGATGTAAAGTTAAGGTATGCCTATACCACATAGATTTTTACCAGAAACAGCAACTATACAAACCGTTTCGGACACCACTGTTGACGAACGAGGTTTACCTAGTGCTAGCTGGGCAGATACATATACAAATGTTAAATGTAAATTTGAATCTTTAGGTGCAGAAGAAGATAGAGAAGGTAGAAATACTACAGTTGAATCTTTTAATGTATTTATAGAAAAAGGTATATCAGTTACTCCCGGAGATAGACTTAAAAGAGGTAGTAACTATCATGAAATTACATTTGTTCAACCTTTGTTAGATAGATATGGAGTAGAGTGTTATAAGATGCTTCAAACATTCGTAGCTAAATAATGGGTCAAGTTTATAATTCTAAAAAACGCGAAGAAAGACAAAAATCCGGTTCAAATGCTCCAGATGTATTTAGAACTGCTTTATATAGATACGGTAAAGCTGCCGGTACCGCACGAGTTATACCCGGATTAGCCGGAACAAGAATAGCCCAAGGTTTAGCAAGGCAAAGAAATTTAGCATATCCCGTAGCTCGTTGGTTAGGTAACTTAGATGCCTTTTTAAATAAAAATAAAGACCCTAATAGAAGTTTAGTAAAGCAACAATTTGGTAGAGCTCTTCGTATTGCTTCTGGTTCTCTTTCTGGTAGAGCAATAGATGCTGTTGCAAGACCTTTTGGAAGTTTTGGATTAGGTTCATCTCTTGGACCATTAGCTTCTCGTGCTATGCGTATTCAATTAGGTAAACAGTTAAGTAAAAGAAACCCTATAGACAATGCACTTTCCAAGTTAACTAATAAAACTACTGCTACTGGTAAAGTTGACGGTGCTAAAACAAACTGGGCTATTAGAAAAAATGTTGATGTACAAAAAGAAGCTCAAAAAATTTTATTAACAGCTTACAGAAATATATTAGCTATGGCTCCAGATGTATCTTCGGGACAGTATTTAATAGGTAAAAGAGGATTTGAAAATAAACTTGATACTAAATTAATGAATGATGTAGAAGCTTGGAATAAAATGAGTATAGCTTATAGAAATGATAAAGGGAAAAAAGAATTTAGAGACATATTTGGTTTTAAGCAACCAGGACTAGCAAGACAGTTTTTATTAAACAGTGTTAATTTACAAAATGTAAGAGCAACTAAAGGTACTAGAGTTGACCATTTTTTCTATGGAGAAGTTGCAATAGGTGGAGACATGAGAGGATTTCCTTGGATATGGGCAGTTGAATATGGTGGAGATATACCAGTTATGTACCCATCTAAAATGAAAGGAAAGCATGCCTTAAATAGAGACAAAGATGGAAATCCTATTTATGCACAAAAGTTAAGAGATGTAACAGATGTAGATAAACGAAATAAAATTATGAAAGAAACTGGTCAACCTTTAGATAGTTACATTCCACATAATCATTTTATTCAACCAACCTTTTTTGTTCATAGAGCTGCGGAAAAAGCTGCAATGACTGCTAGTAAAAAAGTTATGGTTCAGCAAGCAATGCTAACAAGCCCAGCGTCAAGATATTATGGGGATTGGTTAAAGGGAGCTAAAAGAAAAACAGCAAAATCTAAAAAGATAGGTTATGCAGATAAATTTACTAATAAAACTTCTAATCAACAGTTTAGACGAGCTTTACAATTTGATAGAGGACAAGGTGCAAGACAGTTAAACTTTATGGACCAAAAAATACCTGGTCCACGAGTTGAAATGTCTCATGGAGGATTTTATTCTAAAGAACTATCAGATGCAATAGGTGTAAAACAAATACCAGAAGAATTTGCATTTTCTTTTGGCTTTCGTACAAGACAAGGAGACTCTGCCGCTGTTCTTAAAAAAGCAGCAGATGTTTATGTTAGAAATGGTGGTCTTACCTCATCTTTTAATAAAGGAGTAGTAGATAAAATAGAAAAAGCAATAAGAAATGTTCCGGGTAGAAGTAGAGTTAGTGATGAAAGAAATCGTGATGATGCTGAACGATATGCTAGATTATTTAAACAATATAATACTTCACAAGGTAATGTTAAGTCATCACATAGACGAGCTGAATACTTAGATAAAGTGTATGACTTCAGTGTTAAGTTATCTCCAGAAGGAAGAAGTGCAAAGGTTAATCTGCGAAGAAAAAGAGGTACTGTTAAGGCAGATAAACAAAGACGCATAGAGCAGACTAAACAACAAAAACTAGCTAAAAATATATTTTCAGATTTAGACATTCAGACACTACTTAAAGAAATAGGTGACTTCTAAATTCAATGATATAATACTCTCACAATGGGTATAAAAAAAGTAGGTGTGCATCCACATCAAGCAATGAAATTTCCACCAGATGGAGAAATTATCTTTAGAGAGTGGGCTGTGAACACACCAGTTATTACAAATGTTTGTGGAACACGAATTGCTACAAGATTACCTAGAAACGCAGATTTACCATTCCTAACATTTTTTGTTGCCGGTGGAACAATGTTAAGTCCACAAGGTGATGCCTCTATAGGAAACATAGTTATAAATGTAAATGCTTTTGCCGGAAGATGGGGTTCTGGCTCCGGTTCACAACCAGACTATGCAACTGCTTTAGAATTAGCAAATGCTGTAGCTGAAGCTGCTTTTAAAACTGGAAAAACTATTGTACACACTTCAACAACTTCAACAAAAGCAGTGATTTATGGATTTGATATACCAGAAATGCCTAGTCGAATTGAGGAGACTGAAACTGGATTAGGACATTATGAGCTATCATTAAGTATGTATTATCGAGGACTAGATTGATATGAGTAACAAAAAAATAAAAGTTAAGATGAACCCTTTGCTAAACAAGAGCGTTGTTAGAGATACTATTAGCGGTATTGTTTTCAAAGGTGAATGGGTAGAAATACCGGTCGAAACTTGGGAGCGCCTCAAGGATAACAAGTTCAATCAAGGCGGGCAGCGCATACCTGTATTGATTGCAGATGACGATGTTGTTGAGGAAGAACCAATCGACAATTCAACAGAGGAAGACAATGAATCTGTTGAAGAGGTAGTGGAAGACTTCTTTATTGCTGAAGAAGAGTAACCGGCAAAGCAGAATCGACTTTTTATAAAGTCGGCAGAGCTCTGCTGATAAGTATAAGTATAAGATATGTTAGGAGATAACAAATGAGCTATAATACAACAGGAACAATATCTGAAGTATTAATAGGTACAGGCGTTCTCTATATTAAAGATAGGACAACAGCTTCACTCGCCTTTCCAGGCGATAACTCTGGAGCATGGGAAGATGCCACAGGCATGTCCCCAGCTTGGGATGAAGTTGGATATTCTGAAGATGGCTGGACATTAGAAGTTGATAAAACTTTTGAAGATGTAATGGTCGCAGAAGAATTAGACCCTATCAAGACACTTAAATCAGCACAAGAAGTAAGACTCACAGGAGAATTAGCGCAAGCTTCTCTCTCTAACTTAGAAGTCGCAATGGGTGGCGGTACAACAACAGACAATGGTTCTGGTAGTTATGCTGTCGGATACTTTGAGTATCTTCCACCATTAACAGATTCCTTTACAGAGTATGCTCTTGTACTACATACTGATGGACAAGCAGGTAGCGATAGACAATTTCAGATTCCACGAGCAGTGAATACTGGTTCTTTCGCAATGGCTCATCAGAAGGCACCTAATAAAGTGACTTTGGCAACAGAATTTAAAGTTCTTGTTCCAGACACAACTTTAAATGTTGGTTCTTCTGGTGGTTCATATTACTTGTTCAAAGTTGTCGAGAATAGAAACGACAGTAACGAATTAGATATTAACTAAAATAGTTAAAGATAGGAGATTACGATAGTGGTAAAAGACTTTGACGAGGCTTATAAAGCCGACAAAAAAGAAAAATTGCAGATTAAGGTAGCAGGAAAAACATACGATTTACCTGCTACTTTACCTGCGAGAACAGTTCTTGCACAGATGAGATACGCAGGAGAAGAATCAGTTCCAGTAGATATGATTCCAGAATGGATTGCATCATTGGTTGGACAAGATAATTTTGACCAGATGCTAGAGGATGGTATCACATGGGACCAAATGAACGACTTACTTACTTATTTACTAGAACAATACGGTCTACAAGTAGCCGGTACAGAAGTAGTAGGAGAAGTTGAAGACTCTGAGGGAGACGAAGACTCCCCAAAATAAATTGGACCTACGAAGACATAATTGAACTCTGGGGTCCGATTGAGTCAGATTTCCTCCGTTTTTATCATATAGAAGAACCTTTAGATGTCAGGTGGCCTAAATTCATACGATTAGTTGCTTATATGCCACAAGATATATCAATATTTTTTAGAATACTTCAAAATAGACAATTAGAAGTTACTGAAGAAGGAAAACTTGTTAAAAAAGATAGAAAAAACACATCTAAAGTTAAAGAAGCTTTACAAAGAAAAAACAGAAGGCAAAATAAAGTGAGAAATACAATATCTTTAAACGATATGATGAACCAAGCTGGAGGTTCTTTTGGTTAAAAAAAGTTCTGGTGTACAACCTTTAGTTCTATCCCTTAAAGTAGATATAGACGGTGCAAATAAAGCCGTAAAAGAACAGATGAGTGACCTCACCAAAACAATTGGTGCTTTTTATTCATCTACAGGTAGAGCTATGGCTGCGGCAGGAGTTGGAGCTGCTGTAGGAGCTATAGTTGGTTTAGGAACAGCTATGTTAGTCACAGTAGGTGCTGCTTCTAAATTTGAAGATTCATTTGCTGGTATAAAGAAAACAGTTAACGCTAGTGATGCTGACTTTGATAAATTAGCTTTATCAGTAAGAAAACTAGCAACAGAAATACCTATTGCTACACAACAGTTAAATCAAATTGGTGAGCTCGGTGGTCAGTTAGGTATATCTACTGGCGGACTTCCTATATTTATTGATACTATAGCAAAAATAGGTGTTGCAACTAGACTTTCTACAGAAACAGCTGCTTTATCTCTTGCTCGTTTACAAACAATTTTCCAACTTTCTGAGTTGTCTGTATCTAACTTAGCTTCTTCATTAGTTGATTTAGGTAACAACTTCGCAGCTCTTGAAGATGAAATACTTTCTACAGCATTACGATTAGCAGCAGGTGCTAAAGTAGCTGGGGCAACAGTTGCGGATACTTTAGCGATTGCTACTGCACTACAAGCAGTTGGTGTTCAATCACAAGCTGGTGGTACAGCTATGGCTCGTGTATTCCAAGCTATTACTCTTGCAACACAAGGCGGTAATAAAGAATTAAATACATTTGCCTCAGTAACTGGAATGACAGCTGAATCATTTAAAACATTAGCTACAGACGACCCTGCTAAAGCTTTGAATGTTTTCCTCATTGCATTAAAAGACGCTGGTGATTCCGGTAGAAATGTTATTGAAATTTTAGAAGAGTTGGGTCTTAAACAACAAAGAACTATTAGAGCATTGTTAGCAGTTTCTGAGGCAGGAGACTTGTTATCTGACACATTGAATACAGCAAACCTTGCTTACGATTTAAATGTAGCGTTACAAGACGAAGCAAACAAAAGATTCGAGACTGCTAAATCGCAAATCAAATTAATGAAAAACTCTTTTACTGAGCTTAGAATAGAAATGGGACAATTCTTTTTACCAGCACTTAAAAATATAGTTGCAGGAATGACTGGACTATCAGAGTCTTTACAAGATAGCGAAAAAGGAACTGGTGGCATGAGTAAGGGTGTCTGGGCACTAGTTGGTACTTTATCTACTTTATTTGGTTTTATTGCTTTAACTATTGGTGCTTTTATAAATATTAAAATGGCAGCTCTGGGGGCTGGTGAAGGCATGATGGCATATTCTAAAGGATTATCGTATGTAACTTTAATGAGTAATGGAGCTACAAGAGCTCAAGCATCACTTGCAGTAGCTATGAAAGCTGTGCTGGTAAATTTGGGACCTATTTTAATAGCTCTTGCTGCTCTTACTGCTGCATTCTTAGTAAATCAAGGAGCAAATGTTAAAGCAAGAAGAGCAACCGAAGCATATGGTAAAGGATTAGCATCGTTAGTTCCTATGCAAGATAAAGCAAGAAAATTAGAAGAACGCTTAAATGTACTAAGAGAAGAAGCTGCTAATTCTCCATTTGGCTCAAGAATGTCTGCTGAATATAAACTTGTACTTAAAGAACAACAAGCAGTGTTAGAAGCTATGGAACAAATAGAAAATCAAACAAACAGAGCATTTTTAAATATTCCAAAAATGAAAGTTGATTTAGGTTTGGATGAATCTATAGAGTTAGTTGATACTTTTAATAAAGGACTTAACGATTCTATCGAAATTACCGAACTTTTACAGAATATAGACCCCTTTAAAAAATTTAGAGGCGGTGTACTTCAAGAAAGAGACATAAATCCTGTTGATAGTTTTGCAGAACAATTTAATATTGATGTAGATACTGCTAAAGCAATATTAGAAAGTGATTTTGATACACTTACACAATTTTTAGTTAGTCAACTCTCTGAAAATGAAGACGCTATTAGTGACGGAGGAGAAATTCTAAGTACTCTTGCCGACAATTATTTTGCTACATTATCAAGAGTAAATACAGGTGTATGGCAAACTTCTGATGCGAATAAAGCTGCATTAAGAGCTCAAGAACCAACAATGAGAGGATTTGAAGAGGTATCAAAAAGACTTCTTAATATAAACGCCGAATCAGAGATGATAATTCAAGATAGAAAAAACATGCTTGACGAATATAACGCAATGGCTGCGGATACAGAGGGACTCAAACCGATTACGGAAACTACTTTTAATACAAATCCACAGGCTGCACTAATTGTTTTTAAAGCTGTTAATGGTTTATTGGACATACAAGAAAATAAATTAGAAAATATTGTAAATAAAGGCGAAGATATTAAAAAAGCTTTTATAGACGCGTTAGACCCATTACAAGATATAAATCAATTATTAAGTGAAGTAGAAAGTCCAGAAATAATAGACATAGACGAACTTATTAAAGGAAGTCAAAAAGTAAAAGATTTAAATACTCTTTTATCTACAGGAGTTTTTCAAATATTAGAGGCAGGTTTCCCAGCATTAGCAATGGATTTAGCAGACGGAGGTTTAGAAGCACAGAATTTAGGAAAAATTGTAACAATATTAAACGCTGGTATAGAAAACAATATACCATTACTTCAAGAAATGAACGATAGTTTAATTGACAGTAATGAAGACTACAACTCTCTACTTGGTGATGGCCAAGTTACAATGGCAGAAATTTCTAATGAACTTCATGTACAATATGGCATACAGAGAAATAAAACTAGCGAAGAAGAACGCTCTGCTGCTATTAATAGAGTTACAGCTGATATGCAAAAAACAATAAAATATGAAGGAGCAAACTATTTAGATATATTAAAAGATATTTTAAATGACGAAAGAGCAGTTGCAGATGCTAAACAAGACATAGTAGATTTAACACAAGAAATATCTGATATGCAAGCAGATTTAGTTTATGATAATATAACAATTACTAATGCTGCAAAAGACCAGTTGACTATTGCAGAGGCAAAAGCAGCAGTAGACGAAGCTATTAGTGAATTTGGAAGAAAAGGTGTAGTTACTAAAAAAGAAAATATAAATCTTTTACAAATGGAATTAAATGTAGCAAAGATGCAAGACCAAATAGATAATAAAATGGACAAACGCCGTCAAAAATCTTTAAGAGATAAAAAGAAAGAAATTAAATTTTTAGAGCTTGCTTTAGAACAGGGTGTTATTGAACAATTAGACTTAGATGCTGCTAGAGAAGACTTAGCAGAAATGCAAACACCAATATCTGGAAAACAATTAGATTTACTTAAACTACAAAAAGAAATAGCAGAAGCAGAATTTACCGCAGCTAAAGAAAGAGCAAAAGGTTTATCGCCAGAAATAATAAGTGCTATTGAAAATTACAATAGTGAGTTAGATGTTACAAAAGACAGAGCTGATGAAGTTGCTAAAATGCAAGAAGATGTTAATAAAAAAACAGCAGATTTAAATATTACATTAGCAGAAAATGCTGTGAAATATGATGACATAGCTAAAAAGTTTCCAGACTTTAAAGATAAAGTATCAGAAATAGCTTCCATGATTGGTATACCAGATGAAATGTTAAGTACAGCTTTAGGTTCTATGGAAGAAAGTGTTACAGCTTTTATTGATTATGTTGATTATGCAGAACAATATAAAGATAAAGTTATGAGTGGTTCATCTGCTGGTTTTGATACTGGAACTGGCAAAGGAAAAGTGGCAATTAAAGATGACAAATATTTACAAGACCAATCTGATGACGAATTTGCACGAGACCAGTTAGCAGCTGGTAAGTTACATACATATGAACCAGAAACAAAATATGTAACTAATCCAGAGACACAAGATACTTATTATTATAAAGGTGGAACAAAAACTTATCCTCAACCTCATATAAATGTTGTCCAACCAGGAGGTTTTCAAGGTTTTGGAAGTATGTTTTCTAACTTAGATTTTCCGAAATTTAGTTTACCTAAATTTGAGGTAAAACCATGGAGTATGCCAGAGTCACCTGTTGATACTGATGTCTATAAAGGCATTACAGATAATTATGATTTTGACCGTTTTAAAAACATGTTTAATAATGCTTATGGTGGAAATGTTCCTATAGGTAGAAGTTCTGTTGTTGGAGAAATGGGACCAGAAGTTATTATGTCAACACCGGGTGGAACATCTGTTTTTTCAAATAAAACAGGAGGTAGCTATGGAGGTGTTACAGTAGAGAATATGAATGTAAATATTACAGGACTTCCTGCTGACCCAATAAGTGCAAGAAAAGCTGCTATAAATATTAGAAAAGAACTTACTAAGTTAGAAAACGAAGGTAGTGCTGGTACAGGTTTAAGGAATAGATAATGTTAAATAAAATAAAAGATAATTTAGGTTTAATAGCTACAGCTATAGCTCTTATGGGTTCTGTTGGTGCAGGTCTATCTACTGCTGGAGACATAGTTAATACACTACAAAATATTGACGACAGAATGAATCAAGTTGAAGTAGATTTTGAAATGCTAAAAGAAAGTACATTCGTACAAGGCGATATAGCTGTTCTGTTTGAAAAAGTGCAGAAATTAGAAATAACTAATGACACTAATCAATATGTTCAAATTGAAAAATGGGAATGGGAAGATATCAAACAACAAATTACTCGTCTTGAAACACAACTTATAGACCAAAACCAAGATTTAAATGTAGTTAGAGAAATACAAACTAGACTTGCGTGGATAGAAGCGAACTGTTGCAATGGTAGATAATAAAGAAAAACATTACTTAAAAGCTTGTAAATCAGATTTTAAATGTGGTTACTATTTTTATGGTCCAGATTATAGATACTGTGAACAATGTAGAACAAAGGATATGTGTTAATGTCTAATGAACATCAAATAAAAATAGGTCATCTTAATTTTACCTCACCTAGCTCTTTAAATTTTGCTACAGACCCAACATCAAGAACATTTACTTTAAGTGGAACAATAGCACACACCAATACTTCTCAATTAGATTTAGCTGAAGTCAAATATATTAGAGATGAACTTTCTTCTATGTCTAATTATGGAATATTTTATCCTCTAACATACACAGGAGATTCTACACTCAAAGGATACTGTAAGATAAACAGTGTGAGTGTAGACATTACAAGATATGGTGGAGCAGGTATAAAATACAACATTATGGGAAACTGGTTAGGAAATCCAGGTGAGATAAGATTTGAATCACAATTTTCTGGTGCTTTGTTAGATAATGACCATAGTATAACTTCGACAACTTCTCAATTTTTTGCTGTACCTTCAGAAGCTTTTTCAGTACATATACCCGCTGTTGGAACTGGTACAACTCCCAATGTAGAGCAAAGAATTGCTTCTTATGGAACAGGAACTACTACTCTTAACTACTTTAGTAGTAGCAATATTAGAGCTGATAATGTAGAATTTGAGTGTAATCCTGTAGATTATTTAAAGGGTGCAGTAAAGATTTCTACTAATGGAAAAGTAAGAAATGGATTACTAAGTCCTAATGATAATGTTGACCAGACAGTTATAGAAAATGGTCTAGTCAAAATGCAATTAACTGAAAGCAATACCGAATCAAGATTTACAATTTATCTTTGGGAAAATGATGACTGGAGAAGTGCTAAAGAATTTGCTGTATCAAAAGGTACATCTAAAACAGAGTGGGATGGATGGAACACAGTAAATATTATTAAAAATTATGCTGAGTGCGGAACAATAAGGTTTACTTCACAAGCAAACACTGATGGTAGTGGTAGATTGACATTCGATGTTTCTTTAAGAAGAGGGTCAAGGTATTTTAGCTTGATTATTAATTCTTATGGAAATGCAGACGAAATAAGAATACAGAGAACAGAAACAGAAGCATCTAGCTCTGGTACTGGATATATAGTTTCATCAACAAATGACTCAGAAGGTAACTTCTTTATTCTTGGTTCGCCGAACACCTTTAGTTCAGATTTAACTGAGGGTGGGATTTACCTTACTGCTACACAAATGAAAGCATTTGTTGGTTACTGCTTAGACGGTACATCAGCTGTTGGAGAAAACACTCCAGATAATATGCGCGATTCTTATTTTGATTATTTGTATGAGCATGTAAGGTCAATCAAGTCATGAGCGTAAACGAAAAATTAATGACTCCAGGTACATTTAATGTACTACTTAATCTTGAAACAACTCCCAACTCAGTAGTTAACTCTATAGAGCCTTGGGGTAATATTGTTCTAACTCCTACAAGAATAAACCCAGAAGAATTTACAGACGCACAAATTAGAAACATGTCTAGATATGTAGGTATTGTTACTTCTCAAGAAATATCAGAAGAAGGCATAGATGTATCTGGTAAAGGTGTTCTTGCTTATCTTGGAGATACAGATTCTAGAGGTATGGTACTTGCTAGAAATGCAGGTGTTGGTGCAGTAAGGAGTTATGTTGACGACACACTAGATGATGTTGTTGATAGAAGTACATCATCTCCTTACGGCTTACTCAGAGATGAAAACGCACTACAAAGAGCTGTAAGAAAAGGTACTGTTACAGAGGTAACTTACGATGATACAGTTTTACTTTTAAATTTTGAAGGAACTGACGGAGATACAACTACTACTGATGGTTCTCAATTTACACAAAATCAAGTAATTAGTTTTGTAGGAACTTCTGATATATCTAGCGACCAAGCTAAATTTGGAAGCACAAGTCTTAATCTATCTACTGATGGCGTAGTAACAATTGCTGACCGACCAGAGCTTGACTTAACATTTAGAGATTTTACAATCGAATGGTGGGAATACAGAAACTCTGGAGGAACTAATCCTACTGTTGCTGCTAGAAATAATGATACATACTCCCCTTGGATTGTAGGAAAATTATCTGGTGGTAATAATACATTTTTAGCAACACATGATGGAGATGGTTATAACGAAGCAGAAGATTTAAACATAAGTATGGGTTCTATAGATTTAAATCAATGGAATCATTTTGCTGTAACAAGAAAAGGACAAACATTTAGAACTTTTAAAAATGGTACAAAAATTACAGAGGCAAATAGACCAGACTTATATATAAGAGTTAATTCAGACGCAATGCAAATAGGTAAAGCACAAGGTGGTAATTTCTTTAATGGATACATAGATGCTTTTAGAATTGTAAAAGGTACAGCTCTTTATACAGCAGACTTTACACCAGATACATCTGCTCCTGTAGCAACAACAGCAGCTAAAAAATATACTGGTAAGCATTATATGGAATCAGCTTATAAAGCTTTTAAAGATGTGGCTGTGGCAATTGGAGCAGAGTTCAAAATGAATAATGATGGAACAATTGATGTAGGACCTCCAGAAGCTTTATTTACAGGACACGAAAATAATACTCCACAAGGAATGATTGTAAGAGATATGTCCGGTGCAGACCCATCAATACAAGGTTATTCCGGTATTGATTTAAGTACAGAGTTTAACGCAGAAGATTATGTTAGCCGTGTAGAGCTAATAGCTTCTAACTATGGTTTAGAAATAAACTTAGGTCAAGCTGATGCAAAAAGTGTACCTTACAAAGATTTGTTTGGAAATGAATTAGAAAGAATACAGATACTATCTGAAAATGATGTACCAGATTCTTTGCGAGACATCAGAGCAGAGGCATACTTAAATGAATATAACAAAATACAAAAAACTTTAAGTGTTGGTTTAGAAGATTATGATGTTTCTGGTGATATAGGTGTTGGAGATATTATATTTGTTTGGGACCCAGATGTTGGGTTTGAGGATACAGCAGCTGATGCCACATTAGAAAATAGAGACAGACACGAAATAACTTATCAAGGTCAAATATTACATCCTATAAAAATTAGAGTTATGGGACTTTCTTTTCCTATTACAGAATCTATGGGTGTCTTTTATCGAGACGGAAATGGAAACTATACTGATTTAACAGATTATATTGAATTTGAAGTTGGTGTAACGCAGATAGAAGTAGGTTCTACAACTAAAAACATTAATGAAGACTTAAGAGGTTCTGCTTCTATTATCTCTGTAGGTGGTACTAACGAGTTCACAGTTCCAGATGCTCCAACAGGGTTTTCAGCAGCTACAGGAACATATCAAGACGGAACAGGAAGACCCTTTGCTTTTGCTAAATTAAGCTGGACAGAACCAACGAACACAGATGGTTCAAGAATTACTGATGGTAACATGTATCGTGTTAGGTATAGACAGGTAACTGACAGTGATGGTAATAATTTAATTGACCAAAATGATAATCAAGTTATTGATTACGAATATCTTACTATAGAATTTGGAACTACTTCTGCTGTTATAAAAGGCTTAGGTTCACAAAATACATACGAGTTTGGAGTTGCAGCAATAGATAACTCTGGATTCTCTGGTGGATTTTCAATACTTACAGCTGTTGCTATGCCTTCAGATGCTACAATTCCACCCGAACCTTTACCTCCTACAGGTACTTATGGAACAGTTGCTGCTAATCCTACTCGTGTACAAATACAACACAATTTAGGTGCAGCTAAAGATTCAGACGGGAATCCAATAAGTTCTCCAGTTAACTTTTCTCTACCTGTTGATATAGACCATTTAAATGTTTATAGAGGTACAACTTCTGATTTTACAATTAGTTCAAGCAACTTAGTAGGACAGATAGAAGCTAAATCAGCTCATGTTACTTTAGGAATACCCGCTATCGGAGATTTCCCCTCTAGAACAGAAGGTGTTGCATACTATAAAGTTACAGCAGTTGATGTTGCTGGAAATGAATCAACGGCTTCTACAGCTGGAGAAGTAACAGAAGAATTAGTAAACACAGCGTTTATTTCTAATGCGGCTATTACAGAAGCAAAGATTGAAGACTTAGCAGTTACTAGTGCAAAGATAAATAGCTTGGAAGCTGGAAAAATTACAGCAGGAACTATTAGTGGTAAAGAAATTATTATAGATACAGATAGCTCAGACCCTTTAAATCCAGTTTTAGGTACGATACGAAGTGATAATTATGTTACAGGCACAGCAGGTTGGATAATTAAATCTGATGGTACAGTTGAGTTCGAGGGCGGAGAGTTCCGTGGTACACTTAGAGCTGGGGAGATACATATAGGATAATGGCTGTAGCAGATGGATTTCATGTAGATAGTATCGGAAACCTTTGGTTAGGTTCTAACCGAGAAACTTTTGATGCAACAACTCGTTCAGAAGCACCTTTTTATGTTTATGCTAACGGCGACATGGTTGCTAATTCTGGAACATTTGCAGGTACATTATCTTCTGGAATTTCTATATCTGCTCCAGTAATAACTGGAGGAAGCATATCCGGTACTAGTGGTAGTTTTACAGGAAGTATATCTGGTGCTAGTGGTACTTTTACAGGTGACTTATCTGGTTCTGATATAACTGGTGGAACAATAGATATTGGTAGTGGAACTTTTGAAGTAGATTCATCTGGTAACTTAACAGCTACTTCCGCAACTATTACAGGTTCAATAACATCAACATCTGGAACTATTGGTGGTTGGACAATAGGTTCAACAGATTTATCTGCTGGAAATATATCAATAGATTCTGGAGGAACAATATCAGCTAACTATTCAGCAACTACTGGATGGAAGATAGAAGCAGATGGAGATGCTTTTTTCAATGACATAGATTTAAGAATAGCTGGAGCTCTTTCTGCTAATCCAACTACTGGATTTACTACTTTAGATATTGGAACAGCCAAAATTAGTGAGTATGATGAC